TTTAGTTGATGAAGATATTGTCAATTATATGGCAATTCATAACTGGTTAACTGGATTGGGATTTCCAGAAACCACTCAAGACTATAGAGATTTATTGACTAATGATGATGATTTAACTCAACCATTGGATCCAAAAAGAGCATTTAGTGATGGTAGTCTTTATATTTTAGATAGTAACTATAATACAAATGCTATTGTTAAATTCAAAGACTTATTTCCTATTTCATTAAGTTCTCTTGAATTTGATTCGACGCAAACTGATATCCAATACTTTACAGCAGAGGTATCTTTCAAGTATACTGTTTATAACATTACCACAGGTCTATGAATCTTGATGAAATCCAGGAGATGTGGCAGAGAGATTCTGTCATAGACCCTGATAATTTACACGATGAATCTTTAAAAATTCCACAACTTCATTCCAAATATTATACCATATACAATACAATCACTCTTCTGAGAGAGAAGGCGAGAGAAACTTATAGTAGGGTCAAATTAGAAAGATACAACTACTACACAGGAAAGGCGCCAGCAGAGGTTTATGTTGAAGAACCATTTCCTTATAAAGTTAGAGACAAAGAGGCGTTACAGAGGCATATGGACGCCGATGAGAGACTGAATAAAATAGATCTCAAAATCAGATACTATGATATCATGCTGAAGTTTCTTGAGGAGATTATTAAAACAGTCTCCAATAGAACATTCCAAATCAAGAACGCAATTGAATGGAACCGTTTCCAAGCAGGGTTTAACTAACAGAAATAAATAATCATAACTGATACGTTATGAATGTCACATTTGATTATTTCAAAAAAGAATGAGGTATTTCTTCAAGTTGAGGCAGAACCACACGTCTATTATGAATTAAGAGACGCATTTCAATTTGAAGTTCCAAATGCTAAATTCGCACCTGCCTACAAGAATAAGTGGTGGGATGGTTACATTTATTTGTTTAACGTTAATACAAGAGAAATATACGTCGGTCTATTAGATAAACTCATAAGATTCTGTGAGCAACATGAATACACTTATGAGTTTCGAAACAATAAGTATTATGGTCTTCCTTTTGAGGTAAATGAGCACATCTCAAAGGAAGGTGTAAAAGATTATATGAATTCTATCTGCAAGTACGCTCCCCGCGACTACCAAGTTGAGGGAGTATACGACGCATTAAGACATAATAGAAAGTTGTTGATATCTCCAACTGCTTCTGGAAAGTCATTGATGATATACTCAATTGTGAGATATTACGTTGAGAAAGGACAAAATATTCTCGTAGTTGTCCCAACGACATCCCTTGTAGAGCAGATGTATAAAGATTTTGAAGATTATGGGTTTGATGTGGGTTCATACTGCCACAAAATTTACGCTGGGAAAGAAAGAGAAACGGATTCTCAGGTGATTATCACTACCTGGCAGTCCATCTACAAACTCCCCCGTCAATATTTTTCAAGATTTAATGTGGTCGTAGGAGATGAAGCACACCAGTTTAAATCAAAGTCATTAGTATCTATAATGACAAAACTTTCTGATTGTAAATATCGTTTCGGATTTACAGGAACACTGGATGGAAGTCAGACTCATAAGTGGGTTTTAGAAGGATTATTCGGTCCTTCTTATAAGATTATTAAAACTGATGAGTTAATGAAGAAAGGTCATGTTGCTACATTAGACATCAACATTCTTCTATTGAAACACCCACCGAATCGTTTTGAGACTTTTGAAGATGAAGTTCAGTATATTATCAATCATGAGAAAAGAAATAAGTTTATTAAGAATCTTGCTCTTGATTTGAAAGGAAACACTTTGATTCTCTTTGCCCGTGTTGAAGGTCACGGTCAACCCTTATATGATTTAATAAATAAGAGTATCAATGAAGATCGTCATGTCTTCTTTGTCCATGGTGGTGTTGATACCGAAAATCGTGAAAAAGTAAGAGAAATCACTGAAAAAGAAAATAATGCAATCATCGTTGCTTCTTACGGTACTTTTTCTACTGGTGTTAACATCAGAAATTTACATAATGTTATCTTTGCTTCCCCTAGTAAATCAAGAATCAGAAACCTCCAATCAATCGGACGAGTCTTAAGAAAAGGAAATAATAAGACAAAGGCAACTCTATATGACATTGCAGATGATATCAGTTATAAGTCAAGAAAGAATTATACACTCAATCACTTAATCGAAAGAATCAAAGTCTACAATGAAGAAAACTTCAATTATGATATTGTAAACATACCTTTTAAAAACTAATGGGAGAAGAGTTTTACGCAATTATAAAATTAGTATCAGGTGAAGAGATTCTATCGTTAGTCTTAATTGATGATAATGATGGAGATCCTGTCTTAGTGCTTCAAAATCCAGTGACAATGAAGTCTTTTAATAATCAACAAGGAACATATTTAAAAGTTAAACCTTGGATGGAATTGTCTGATGATGATTTCTTTATTGTAAAACTTGATAAGATTATTACAATGACTGAGACTAAAGATAATAAAATAATTGATATTTACAACAACTATATTGAAGATGATGATACTATTGATGTTTATAGTCCTTCAGGTCAAGTAAAACCCTCTCCTAAGATGGGATATCTATCCTCAGTTGAAGATGCTCGCAAGAGCCTTGAAAGAATCTTTAAAGGTATTAAAGAAGTCTAGATCCTTATCTTCAACCGGGACAAAGGTAGTCTACACACAATATTATAACTTGTCAAGCCCCATAGGTTATGGTATAATAAGCATAACCTATATTATATAAGTCCAATGCTATGCCTAAGAAAAAGACAGAACACTATGTAAACAACAAAGAACTTCTAGAAGCAATGATTGTGTATCGATCCAAGGTCGAAAAGTCATTCAATGAGAAGTTCGATAGAAACCCCACTAAAGAAGATAGAGGCAAGCATTGGGAAGGTAAACCACCCATTCCGAATTATCTTGGAGAATGTTTTCTGAAGATTGCTACTCACCTTTCATATAAACCAAACTTTGTGAATTATATGTTTCGTGAGGATATGATTTCTGATGGCATTGAAAACTGCGTTCAATATATTCATAACTTTGACCCTGAAAAGTCAAAGAATCCTTTCGCATATTTTACTCAAATTATTCACTACGCATTCTTGAGAAGAATTCAAAAGGAAAAGAAGCAACTCGATATCAAGACCAAGATTATCGAACGCACAGGGTTTGATGAGGTTATGATGGTTGACGACAGCTTGCTTTCTGGGCATAGTAGTGAATACAACAGTATTAAAGATGCTATTCAATATAGAAATAAGTGACCTTTTCTAACTCCTAAATGTTATAAATAATTTTATACTTTGGAGTTAGAAATAGATATGACTAAACCAAAATACACGCCAGAAGAACGAAAAAAAATAATGGCGGAAAATCTATTGAAAAATAAAGAAAGGGCAAAATTAAAAGGGTATACTCAAAAAAGTGCTGCTCGGGAGAAAGCAATTGAGGAAGGTAAAAAAACTTATATCGGTTCTACTGCTTGTAAACATTGTGGTAGTTATGAAAAATATGTGAGTAGTTATAACTGTGTCCCTTGTGCTATATCAAAGGGATTGGAAAAACTTAACAATAAAGAGTTGATGTCTTCTTATAGAACAAAAGAAAAGAAACAAAAATATTATGAGGATAATAGAGAGTTAGTAAATTCAATTAAAAGAAAATATTCTAAAAGTGAAAGAGGAAAAGCAGTAAATTATGAAAAACAAAGAAGAAGATTTGCTAGATTAAAACAAGGAATACCGATAGAAATTACTGAAGAAGAACTTCGTCAAATTCAGGACATATATCAGCAAGCACAACACTTGACTTTTACTACTGGTATGCAGTATGATGTAGATCACATTATTCCCTTATTTGAGGGTGGGTTGCATCATCCCAACAATCTTCAAATTATTACACGCGAAGAGCATCTTATGAAAACCGCAAAAGAAAATAGTAGGAGACAACAAAAGTGAAGGTGGGTTTAATTTGTGATACACATTACGGTGCAAAAAAGACTTCTCAACATCTTCACGATTATTTTGAATTATTTTATAAAAATGTATTCTTTCCAACTTTAAAGGAAAAGAATATCAAAACAATTATTCATATGGGAGATTGTTTTGATAATAGAAAATCTATAGATTTTAAAGCATTAGAGTGGTCTAAAAGGGTTGTGTTTGACCCTGCTGCTGAGATGGGAATAACTATACATTTGGTGACAGGAAACCATGATGTATATTTTAAGAATACCAATAGTGTAAATTCTCCAGGACTTCTCCTTCAGACGTATTCTAATATAAAGACTTATAGTGACCCGACTGAAGTTAATATTGGTGGATTGAAGATTTTATTTTTACCGTGGATTAATCAAGAAAATGAAGCAAAAACTCTTAAAATTATTGAAAAGACGACTAGCAAATGTGCGATGGGGCATCTTGAGCTCCAAGGATTTAGAGTTAATCGACAACTCATCATGGAGCACGGTTTGGAGAGCAAACTATTTGAGAAGTTCGATAGGGTCTACTCGGGACACTATCACACTCGATCGAATAACGGAAAAGTCTTCTACCTAGGCAATCCTTATGAGATGTATTGGACTGATGTGAATGATACTCGTGGTTTCCATATTTTTGATACGGAAACATTAGAGCACACTCCAATCAACAATCCTTATAAATTATTCTATAACATTTATTATGAGGATACTCCTTACCAACTATTCGACACTACCGAATATGAAAACAAGATTGTCAAAGTAATTGTTCGTAAAAAATCTAAACAAAAAGATTTTGAGAAGTTTATCGACAAACTTTACACGGCAGGAATCCAAGATCTCAAGATTGTAGAAAACTTTGATATTCAGGAAAACGAAGATTTTGAGATTGATGAAGAAGAAAATACAATGTCAATTCTAAATCGTTATATTGACGAAGCAGAGTTTGAATTTGATAAAAACATTATCAAAGGTATTTTTCAAGATCTTTATCGACAAGCTTGCGAGGTAGAGTAAATGTTTCTTCTCACTCTCAAAGATAGAAAAGACGATGGTGCTTATGCCGTCCAAGACCAATACGGACATAAAGTTTTATTTCTCTTTGAAGAAGAAGATGATGCTACTCGATATGCTTTGATGCTTGAAGACCAAGAAGACCAAGAAATGGATGTTGTTGAAGTTGACGACGACCTTGCCATAAAGACTTGTAAGCTCTATAATTACAAGTATGCTGTGATCACTCCTGACGATATTGTAATTCCTCCTAAAAATGCTAGTATTTCACAAGATTAAATGGAAAAACTTCCTCTCTACTGGTAATCAGTGGACTGAGGTTGATTTTGAGAAGCACAATACAAATCTGATTATTGGGACGAATGGTGCAGGTAAATCTACTATCCTAGATGCACTTACTTTTGTTCTTTTCAACAAACCATTTCGTAAAATCAATAAACCACAACTAGTCAATACTGCAAATGAAAAAGATTGTTTAGTTGAAATTGAATTCTCGACGAATAGTAGAGATTATCTTGTCCGCCGTGGAATTAAACCAAATGTTTTTGACATTGAAGTAAATGGTCAATCACTCCATAAGGAAGCAGATGACCGCGCAAATCAAAAAATTCTGGAAGAAAATATTCTCAAAGTAAATTATAAGTCTTTTACTCAGATTGTAATTTTGGGTAGTAGCACCTTTGTGCCCTTTATGCAACTCCCAACGGCACATCGTCGTGAGGTAATTGAAGATTTGCTTGATATTCGTATTTTCTGTGCGATGAATAATCTCATCAAGGATAGAATTCGCACACAGAAAGATCAAGTGAAATCTCTTGAGTTGCGTAAAGAGAATTTGAAAGAGAAGATGAAGATGCAGCAAAACTTCATCGAAGAACTTGA